GCGTATATTACGGTCGTTTTTCAATGACTTTGTCTGCCAAGCCGTATTCTACAGCTTCAGCCGCACTCAAAAACGTATCAAATTTCATCGCTTCAAATAATGCTTCGTAAGTCTTCCCCGCAGTATTATGTTTGACATACAGTTGGGTTAACCGTTGATTGATACGCTGGCTTTCTTCAAAACTACGCTTTGCATCTTCAAACTGTAGTTCTTGTACGTGAACGCTACCGCGTGTTCCAGGGGTACCTGAACTAACACGATGGATCATAGTGCGGCTTTCGGGCAAGACAAATCGTTTACCTTTTGCTCCAGCTTGGGCAAGGAATGACCCCATACTACAGGCCTGCCCAATAACGTAGGTAGCAATATCTGGTTTGATGAACTGCATAGTGTCGTAAATTGCCAAGCCCGCTGTAACACTGCCACCGGGGCTGTTAATAAACAAATTAATGTCTTCATTGCCTTGACTCTCCAAGAAGAGTAACTGCGCTACAATCAAACTTGATGTGTGTTCGTTAACATCTGTGTCTAACATCAACACACGGTCTTTGAGCAAACGGCTATAAATGTCATAGGCACGTTCGCCTTTTGCTTCGGTCTCAATGACCATTGGTACCAAATTTGGCATTATTGATAATCCTTATCTAAACTTACATTAGTCAAACCAGCGACGGTCTGAAACTTATCCCATGCCTTTTTAGCCATAGGATTCCTCTCTAATTCTTCACTTGGCAATACTGCTTCCAACCAAATCTCAGGACGGCGTGTTGGATGTGCGCCAAACTTGCGTGGCTGATGGAACTTACCTTGTTCCCAAAGTTCAATGCTGACACTGCGGAACAAGTCTTCTTGCTCATCAGTTCGGCCAGCCCATTCTGGCGCACTACGGCTAAATCCGCTGAATGAACTCATGGCGGGACTGCCGCCGCCGTAGCCATTCCAAATACTTTGCCACTGTTGATCATCATGCGGATCAAAATCTGTACGAGCAATGACAACTAATACATCATTGATGTTCACAACACCGTCAACAATGTCTCGAACGCATCGACTATAACTAAGTCCGATTTTCATGTTATTCTGCTTTCTCGTATGTTTGTGCAAAAATATCTTTTTTAACTACACCGTAGTCGTTTTCACCATGTCGAACAATAACATCTTCGCCAGGATTGTAGTGTAACTTCTCACCCCAGCTTGTATCAACTGTTCCTGAATGATCTGCTAATTTAGCAAACTTAATAATTTTCTTAGGTGTGCAAACACCGTCGCCTAAATCATCTTTAAGATCGTTAAACTTTTCTGGGCTAATAGGGTATTGTTCACCTTTAGGTCCAGTCATAATGTAATAGCCTGCAGGATACTTAACTGGGCCTTCTAACGTGTCAATAGTACCTGGCTCATCTGCAATCTCATAACGTTCCTTAGCAGGACGCTTGTAGGTTTTGAATCCACCGTCCTTGAACCATGCATCGGTAATACCTTTACCTTCTACAATATTAATAAATTCACGAATCATATTAGCCTCTCAAGCTAGTTTCAATTACTGAAATTTTTGGTCCTGTGCTGGTAAAATCCATACCAGCCATACGACCTTCGTAAAGTTTTCCGTTCCACTTCATAGGAATTTTTACACTTTTGTTGATTATAACATACAATGTATCTGACTCCTTGAAGTCTTGAACAACTGCCTCTACAATTTTATTGCTTGTGACATTTTTAACTTCACAAACATCACTGTGCCGTCGTATCGTACTCACGCTCGTCTCCAATCTTGAGGGTAACTTGTTTAACACTATCCCAACGGAAACTGCGCCAACCTTTGGCTTCTAAGTCATACACTGGCATAACTTCTTCGTTGACTTTCTTTTCTTTCTTAATTGGAAAATCAATTGGATTATCAGTGTTAGTCACATGTACTTTTTCTTCGACCAACGGAACAAGATCTGGATTGGTTGTGCATTCCATTACTCGTTCAGTACCGTCCTTTTTTGTAAAAGTTAATGTGACAGGCCCAAATGCTAAATGGCTAGTAAGCCATTTCTTAAACAACTTGAAATCTTTTTCACTTAAGGTCATCGCTTAGTCTCCGTTTCATGTCTTGATTTTCTAACTCAAGTTTTTCAATATGAGCCGCCATCTGCATCAATAGTGCATATGTATTTTGAGCAGTTTCTCTTAGCATTTGAACTACATCTTTTTCCGCCATTTAAATCTCCAAAATTTTAGTTGGGTCCCAGCCTGTTTGTTCGCTGTAACCTTCATTTTCGTAACCACGTGGATTACATACAACTCGTGTCTCACCAATCATGTAATCAAACGGGTGATGAGTATGACCGTGTGTCCACAGTTTGATCTGTGGATGGTCCATGATAAACTCACTCAAGTCACTGTGGTAGCCGCCGTTCATCAAAGTTTCATGAGCATACGTTGGATGCACACTTTGGAAACTTGGACTATGATGTCCAACTACAACAAACTTCTTGTCATGTTGTTCAGCCAGCACACTTTTAAAGTACTGCAATGTACGAGCATGACGACTAACAACGTCTCTAGCACTCATAGCGGCATAGTTACGTTTGTCGTTACGAATGATACGGAAGTCGTTCATCATGCCTTCAATGGCATGCATGGTCAAGGGATCACCCTTGTTCATGTCAGTCCACAGGGTAGCACCGATGAATGTTACATCGTCAATGACCTTAGTATCACATTCAAGAAAGTGAACGTTAGGGTACTTGGCGCACTCCTCACGCAGGTAATCGATACCAGCGTAGAACTTGCCGTTGTAAAACTCGTGATTGCCAGCAATGTAGATTACATCTTTAAACTGGAAACTGCAACGCTTCAGGAAATCACGGAAGCGAGCAACTCTCTGCATCTTGCGGCTAAGGTCTGCCAAAGCACCATTACTATATGGATTAAAGTCAGCGGCATGATGATCGTGTAGATCTTGGGCGATCATAATGTCTCCACCCAAAATCAATACATCGGCACCTTCGTTATTGTTTACAAAACAATCCGAAAATTCCAAATGTAAGTCACTGACCAACTTAATCTTCATTCTGTTCCTCTAACCATTCCTGAGCAGTTTCTTTAGTGAGCCGCCCTGCTTTAACTTCATCAACAGCATTTTGCAATGCCCGCTCAACTAGCTCGTTGAATGTAATATCCATACTATGCGCTAGTTTCATGTATTGTAACATGTCTTCGTCGGACATGTCAACTGAAATCTGCACACGGGGATCATAAGATTCTTGTAATACTATAGCGTTAGCTTTTTCCAAAATATCTGCAGGCTCTTCCAAATCAATAAAGTCCATAGTATCGCAAGCAGTCTTAAACTCTACGTCATGCTTTTTACATGCCTTCTTGAATGCTTTGATGTAGTCAGGATGGATCCAGCGATAGCAACGGTCGTTTGAATAATCCCATGCTTCAACACTGTAGACAGTTTGATCTTCACTGTCAAAAATTGCGTTTACACTGAACTGATTTAGTACAGGGCTATCGCAGTCCATGTAGCGAGCAGATTGACCAAAACAATCCCATTGATATTCGGTGCCACCAGTGACACGATAATTTACAGCTTCCAGATAATCTTTTAGTGAGATCATTGCAGTTTCCTTTTAAAGTCTTCAGTTAGGTCATCACTAATATCTAGTGCCCCCCGCAAAATTTGTTCTTGCACATCTTCTGGCAATTCTTCAAAATCTTCTTCGCTCATGGGACGACTCATCGCTTCAATTTCTTCTGGAGTTGAGTTCGCAAACATATTTTGGATCTCTGCCAAAAGTTCATCAAGTTCTTCTTGAGTGCCTTCAAATTGATTAAATGCCCCAGGGGCAAATTCAACTTTAAGTTTTTTATCGGTCATAGTTCTAATCCATCTTTCTTTGCTTGTTCTTCAATACGAGCTTGTCGCTCTGCTTCGTGCAAATCGCACAACGTTCTAACCCAGCCACCACCTCTACGCTTGCCAATGCCACCACACTCTTCGCAGGCAACATCTGCCCATGCTTCTGCCATACGCACCATGCCAGCAACATTGTCATCACCACCTTGGTAATAAAAACGTAGGCCGCCAAACTTTTCTTTAATCTGTTCTACAACAACTTGAGGAACAACTTGGCTTTCTCTATTCTTCCATTCAAGGTGTTGCTGAATGTTAGAACTCAATCTTTCAATAATTGGATACCAACCTTTGCCCACAGCAAAGCCGCCATACTTGCCAACATACATTTTAGGATAAGATTTCTCCATCCGTTGGGAAAACTTCTCATAGTCTATAAATTCTTGATCTTCGTTCATTGTGCCGCCTTTACATAATGTAATCGTGTTTCACATTTTTTCAAACTCCAATGCGTACTGTGCTCTTTAACTTTTGCTTTTACAATCACGGCAGGACCTAAGTTCAAATTATTCCTACTAAACCAAGAGGCTAGCCTATTGTTTATTATAGCACTAACGTTGAATCCTTCATAACTTTTTGAGCGATTTATCAAAATAATTTCTGCATCTAAATCAAAGATTGTTTCACCCAGATTACCCAAATATGCTTCCTCAAGTTCGTTGGCTTTTTTATCAAGTTGATTCTTTGCATAGTCACGTTTATAAACTGACGGCAGACATGCAATAAATCCAAATTTATTTGTTGGGATTGTTTCGGAATTCAGTAACGAATTAACTTCAGTTTGAAATTCATTATCGCCTGCAATGGCCGCAAAAACTAACCTGCGATAATATTTTTTGATTTCGTTTGCAAGCTCATGATCTTCCATAGTTACATTGAGTACAGTGGGAACCATTTTTGGATCCGTATCTTTATTCAATTTAACTTCGCCTAGAGTGTGGAGCATACAAACTTTATTTGATTGCTTGTAATACATCAGCACATTGTCATCCGCATAGACAGGCTGGATCTCTTTTACATATTCTTTATTGATGCGCTGTGCCGCACATGCCAACTCTAATACGGTTTGCATGGAGTACTCTTGTTTCATTACACGCTCCGAAACACAAATTTAATAATTGTATTTTACAGGAAAATGTAGTCTGTGTCAACCTTCATCAAGCGTACATAGATCTTTTTGGCTAACCGTTGCATTAATTCATGTTTGGTACTGCCAAAATGGCTAACATATGAGTTCAAACTTGGACTGACAAAATGGTTTTGAATTTTGAATCTACTCAAACTGCTTAGTCTTCCCATATAATGTAACGCACGATATTTGCCCAAATTACGACACAGTTCTATGGCAATTGATATAGCATAGGCATCGACTTCGTCTGGGTCAGCTAGATATCTATGATAGGGTTCTTGTTCGTGTTCCGAGTAAACAATGTAGCGTCGGCTTCTACTTTGTCTTTGATGACGTAGCTCATGCACCACTGCATCAAATAATTGTATTAACAGGTCAGTGACGTGCTTACGATCCCACAACAGCTTATCATCAAAATTATGAAATATTAAAACTTCTATGGGAGTTTCGTTTGTGCGGTCGTCTTCTGCATCGTAATAAGCATTGACGTAGAATTCTTCTGTGGTTAAGAATTTTTGACGTTTTGATTTGATTGTTAAATCAAAATCTTTGTTTTTAAATATGCGTCTAGTTTTTGACAGCAATGTTTTGAAAGTTATAGGATAGTCACAGGTTTTTCTTACTGCGTTACATACTGAGTTAACTTGCTCTAGTATGCTATTCATATTATAACCTATAAGTAATTCTGCCTTTGGATAAATCATATGCGCTGGTCTCGATGCGTACTTTATCGCCTAAGATTATTTTAATCTTATTTTGCTTTAATCTTCCACCCAAGTAGCATAACATAATATGATCCGCTGTATCTACTTTTACTCTAAATGTGTTGTTGGGTAATACTTCCGAAACAACACCGGTCAGTTCAATTAATTCTTTGTTCATGCTTTTGACAGTATCATTGCACCATCTTGTACTTTGATATTAATTGTGTCGCCTTCTTTCCAGCCCTGTTGTTCGCAGATCACTGGCGGTATTTTGAACATGACATTATCTGGATCTCCAGGAATCTCTTCAAAAAGTTCTTCTACTAAAAATGTTAATTTTTCCATCATGTATTTACTTTATAGTTCTTCATCATTGTAAGGAACAGGCCTCCATCCTAACCGATTTAAATCTAATTCAATTTCTTCGGTTACTACACCTTCAGGTACGTAGCCATTTGCTCTGCGGTGATCTAAGCCGTAACCAGTTTCTTCGTTGCCAATGCCACTACAGTACCAATCAATGTAGTCGCCTTCTTCCTTCATGTCGGCAACTATACCGCCAGCATGACGCCATGAGCAACCCCAAGTTTTACCCTTTAGTTCTTGCCAAAATTCTCTACTTTGCCAATCCATGTTGCACATTGCGGCATACAAGTTTTGGGCATAACTATCCGACTCTTTAACTTTATCGCATAGTTCTTTACTGCTACGCAAATCGTATTCCATGTTGTTCTTTTGCCAAGCAGGATCGTGGATCTTGTTAGCTTCGTCGATCTTAATTTGATCCCACATATCAATGTATGATTGGTTAGGTTCTTCACCTTTTTCCTCTGCCCGTTTAATTGCACCTTCCTTTTGAAAGGTATGACGTTCGGGACTTGATGCTACTTTTTTATTCATTTTTTCCTGCATGCCAGTCGCCCTGGAAACAATGCATCATCTCATGTCCTACAGTTCGCATGTCTACTTTTTTAGGAACTATAACAACGCACTTGTTGTCCCAAAAGAATGTACATGCCAAAACACCGTAGCCGTAACCGTTGTTGCCAAATTTTCGACTCATCGTATCACACGTTTTTTGTATGTCTTTTTGATCTACGTATTTTAATTCAATAGTAGTTTTGTTGGTAATGTTCTTACTCATGTCAAAGGTGCGTCCACCGCTGTTATCAAAGCTCCATTGTGCTTGTGCGACAATTGGCAACATCAATAGTACTGCAAGTGCCTTTTTCATAACTACCTTTCTGTATCTGTGTTAAATGGTGTAGTCGGCAGGATTCGAACCTGCAAAGCATGACAATGTCACAAGCCCGTCCCTCCCCGAAGGGAGGAGGTATACCAGTTCCACTCACGACTACAATGTAATTATACAGTCTATCACAATGTTTGTCAAAAAAAATGGTGACCGAAGTCACCATTTTTAAGTGTACCAAATTTCGGTAAACCCTTCGTCCAAAGTTGGTTCATCAAAACCATCAATCATGCTACGCATAACATGGTTTGGAATGTTCTTCCCTGGACGACTTGCCAAACGCTTTTCCAATTCTTCAGAATCTGGAGTACGGAAGACAACCGCGATGTGCTCGTAATCGGGCAAGGTATTAAACTTACGCTTACGGCTGTTCTGTGTAGTCGAAGTTTGATCCCAAATAACATCCAACCCGTTTGCTTGACAAACCAACGCTTGGTTAGCCATCAATCGAACAGCGATTGGCATATATTCGTCGAACACTTCGGAGTAAGTCTTACCTTGTTCCTTAGCGTATGCTTCAACAAAATTGTCAGTGGACACTACAGGAATATCCACGGCCCAGTCTTGATTCTTAATCCAAGTACTCTTGCCAGAACCTGGCACTCCAATTAATTGATAACATTTCATGATTGAAAGTTGTCCCTTCCTTTTGTATCTTTACCGATATCAGCTATGGTTGCCCGTAGCATTTGAATTTCTTGTGCGGCTTCTTCTAGTAAGTTAGCAATCTTGTCAGGCTTGCCTTCTACGACTGCTAGTCTACCAGGAATCTGCCTACGTATCTCTGCCCGCTTGTACAACCGGAACACTAGGCTCTGTTGTGCTACGGGTAAATGACTTTCATCTTCGCATCTCATTTTATTCCTCCCAAGGCAAAGGTGCGGGCCAAATCACATTAAATGGTTTGCCTTGCCTCTTTGCATAATCATGTGTATACCAAGTACCGCCTTTAGGTTGCCATTCCATTTGTTTGGGCACAACCAGCAAAACTTCGCACTCGTCTACAATAGCTCTATCACGTTCTAAGTAACCTGCCGGAGCATGTACAACATCTCCACCAAAGTGTCCTTGCTCCTCATCTGACTTTGGAGGATAGCAAACGATCTTGTAACCTAACTCACGAGCAATAGCGGCTGCTTCTACATCTACCCCTCGACAGTCACCGTGATGGAACTCTGTACCAGGCAGTTGAGCAAGTACCTTACGCACTTCCTTTGCCTGCCATTCCGTCATACCTTCACGGGTTCCTGTAATACCTATCTTCATGCTAGTTGCTCACGTACCCACTCTAAACGAGCTTGCTCGTCTAATGCAGTGTACTCGACAATGTTAGCACGGATAGCATCCACTAGTGGATAGTATTCTTCGTCCAGTTGGTGCTTGATGTCCTTGTTCATGTCCACTAACTTATCTGTACGTGGATTGCGAGCAACCCACTTTGAAGTCAAGTAGTATGGCGACTTGATCTTAGCACTCACACCTTCATCAGTATAAAATACATAACCTTCGTGCTTACATTCCTTAGCCAACACTTGTAATTGAGCCATGTTAGTCAGTATGCTTTCTGGTACAAAGCATCCAAGCGAGCGGCCCATTTCCATCAACATGAACGGGTCATGTTCAACAGGAGTACCCCACTTGTTTTCACGATAACCCAGTATATACATACCTTCCTTTTCAGGAATAATGTGTGGGTCGTTCTTGTGAACGCACTCAAACATAAATGTATATCCTTCCCAACGTGAGCACAAGTCCAGGTACTTTGCTTCGTCGATTAGTTCCTTAGCCATTGTAACATAGTCGCTGTCTGTGCTACCAGTAGTAGACACTAACAGTTTTCCCTTATACAATGTCATAGCAACCATGAAACCATTTACCTTACGGTGAGCAGTTACCTTAGTATCTTTAGTCAGCACTGGTGCTTCCTTTTCGATACCATAGTTGTAGATCTTTGTGAATGGATAAGCAACCAAGTTGAAATCCTTGTCCACAATAGACCCACGACATTCAGCAATGTACTCGTTCCACAGGTTGTCGTAGAACACTTTCTTCTTGTACTTTAGTACGTAGATACCTTCGCCACATTCTTTCATGTTAACTAGATTGCTAGTGCTTACATACTCTTTCAACTTGTCCTTAAACATGATGACCTTTAATTTCGTTATCTTTAATCATGCGGATTGCACGTTCCATGGAGATTACAATTTCACCAGTTGAGTCCATACCCACGTCTAACGCACGATACTTCTCCAACCCACTCACACCTCCGTGCAAGTGTCCGTGAAAGTGCAAAGCACCTCTGTGCATTTGATCCCACTCAGCAATTGGATAATGGAACATAACGCACTTGTGTCCGTCATATGTAATATCCAAGTACTTGTGGATTTCTTTAAATGCACTACGGAATGTTTCATCCATCAATGTCTTACGGTCATGGTTTCCCTCGACCAAAATCTTTACTCCATTCAAACGCATCATCATACGTCCAGCATCACTACCAGACATAAATGCTACGTCACCCAAAATGTATACCAAGTCATCTTGTTCTACTCGGGCATTCCATTCCTCGACCATTGCGTTATTCATATAACTCAAGTCGTCATTAAATCGTGCTCTTGTTTGTGGGCAGAACTTCATAATGTTCTTGTGCCCAAAGTGCAAGTCACTTGTTATCCATGTTTTCATTTTATTCATCCGCAAACTCGCGGATCCATTCAAATTTTGTTTCGCTAGCCTTTACCCACTTAAAGTGTTCACGACGTCTGTTGATCTTGTCAAAGTCGTAGCAGATAAAGATCCAGCCCTTGTCTTCAGAAAATTGTACAGAGTCGGCAACGCGGACGATTTGTACAATCTTGTCTTTGAATTTTGCTACAATCATCATATTCGCTCCTGCCTTGTTTCTGTTTATGTGTATATTATACAGTCATAACGAAGAGTTGTCAACCAAAGTTAACAAACAAGTGTTGCGTTAATACAACAGTCTAATGTACTGATTCTTTAGAGTCTACAGTACATTCTACTACCCAATTTGAAAATTGAGTAAATTTGTTAACCTCTACACCCAAACCAACTGCTTCATTTACAAAATGTTTTAGAAGTGCATTATACAGTTCGTCGGGCATGGTATCTTTGTCAAAACGGATTTTCAATCTACACTCCTAAATGTACGCCAATCTTCAATGTTAGGCTTTTCGTCTGCGTCGTATGTCCAACCTAATGCCTTCATCATACGATGCTTGACTAACAGGTTAGGACTACGGAAGCGGCCAGTGTCTTCAAAGCCCATCATAACACCTACCTCACAAACCGCACCCGACCGGCAAATGCCAGCATAGCAATGAACAACCACATTCATGCGATTGGCCAAAGCGTATTGTAAAAGACCTACAAGTTGATTTGCTTGATCTTGGCTACACTTCATTGCTTCTTCCAGCACTTCGTCCTTTTCTTCTACATCAAGGAATTCAAAGTTGTGAACTTCTTTGAACTTGTGTGCAGGTGTAGGACGCCAGCTGGCTGGGTCAACAATGCTGATCAGCATACTGTTCTCACCGGCTTCGTGATGAAATCTTTTTGGGATGTCATCTGCGGCAACGTTTTCAATCCAAGGCATTATCGTCTCCGTGTTGCACCAATGCGTGATGCTTTGTTCCAATCATAAGTGACACCATCTGGGCACTTGCCGTCTTTAATACTGTCAGCACCAAAGATGCCAACAACTTCCATTCCGTTACCAGTTATGATAACATATTCATTCATCACCTTAGCGGTGTGCATAGCTTCATCCAATGTCATTACATCGAATGTTGCCTTTGATCCTTTTACTTTATACATGTCGTTATTATAGCAGAGTCTGTTTAATCTGTCAATAGTTTATTTGTTGTATTTTTACAACGGAATTTTTTACCTAAAAAAATAGCACCCGAAGGTGCTATTCAAAAACTTTAGTTTTTAGATATCGTAGCGTGGGACCATTACAGTCTTAAGCATGATACCTTCTGGAGTGAATTGGTCCATATCCGCTGACAGCAAAGCTGTCATGATGCTTGGACTAAATCCGCTAACTAGAGCGGCCCCAGTCTTGTCTGCCTTAACAGGAGCGTTACCGCTCGCGTTCAAGTTCCAGAACACAATTTGTGGAACGGTGTAACCCGCATCCGCATACTTGCGTTCAATCATTTCCATTGCGCTGTCGTCGAAACGAGCGCATTGGTTGAACTGCATGTCTGACAAGATCAGCAACATGGCTGGCATGTCGCTTGCTGGTACTGAACCCTTAACCGCAACGCTTAGGATCTTGTCCATAGCGGCATGCAGGTTAGTGCTCATTTCCCAGTTGCTCTTGCTCATTTGCTCGACCTTTTGAACAATGTTACCCTTTAGGGTAACCAGTTCTGGCTTGCTGGAGAAAGTCAAGAATGTGTCCTTGAACGCACCCTTGTTCTTATCTGCCAAGTACAAGCCAAGGCTAACTGCAACGTCCAAACAACGAACAGTCGAACCTGGAACAGATGTTGTCATCGAACCAGATACGTCAACTAGAGGCAGGATACTTGCGTCACCTACGTAGTTAGGCAGAGCGTCCCATTGTGCGATCACATGGTCGGTTTCTGTCTTGTCCAGCTTGGTGTAGCTGTGAGCGATGCCCTTTAGGACATCATGTGGGTAGATTGCGGAGGCGTTAACCTTCACTGTCTTATCCCCTGCCACCAACTTGGCCACATACTCTGCAAACGCAGGAGTGTGACGGTTGAATGCCTTCTTGTAGTTGCGTGAAGCAACAGATGGCACGTGACTGAAGTTGATGTTATCCCAATCTCCTGCACACATTTGGGTTTCAACAACCTTTGTAAGTGCCACAAGGCTCTTACGGTATTGCTTAGGAGTCATTCCAAAGAAGGAACGAACTTCAGCGGCAACTTGACCCTTACGAGGAGTCCACTTTGCTGCCAGACCGTTCTTAGCACGTAGGGCATCGCCCAACATGGTATAAGCGGCAGTCTTCAATGCTGGTGAAGAGAAGACAAAGATGTCATCCCAACGTCCCACTTCTGGAACCTTAGCCAGCAAAGCCAAAGCGGCGTCTGGGTCACGCTTTTCTAGGTGTACTAGAATGTCGCGGAACAGTTGACGTTCACCTGCACCACCACGGACATCACGTGCCCATTGTGCGATGCGAAGTGCAACGTCTGGATTTTCTACATAAGCGGCGGTGAATTCGCCGGTGATGTTCTTACCACGGCTTGCGCCAATGTTATAGAACAAGTCAACTGTAGCCTTAGCTGTTGACTTACGAGCCTTCATACCATTTGCGGTACGGGCTTCTTGATTTGCTACTGCGTTTACAAATGCGTTCATTTTATTTTACCTTTACAGAATGTGTTTTATTTTCAATATGCGTGAAATTTAAAGTTGCTGTTAACATTCTAAAACTTTAACAGGATGAGTGTGCCAATTTGTTTATTTTCTGGTCTGGCCAATTATAGCACCCAGACCCTAACAACAATTCATGTTGTCTATTACATGTTTTTCTGTATGTAAATCATACCCGGTGCTTTGCCGGTCTATCTATTCCTTGAGCATCTATTTCTAGAACAGTATTTCTACTGTGCCCTACGGCTACCTTCTATAGCAATTACGTTAGTATTTTTAAATTGCTGTAGTCATCCTATGACTAAACAGGATCGTTGTTGACTGCTTTTATTTTACACAGGCCATCACTCTGTGCTCGTTGGTCTATTTCAATAGATACCTTCAACGTCTCCAGGCAAGCCCTTTGACTCCAGTAAACTACCATAGGGTCCAACAGTCCATAGTATGTATGAAGTTGCTGACACGATCCTAAAACTCTCTACAAGCATTATTGCTTGCTATGTATCTATTATAGTACATTTACTACAACTTGTCTATTCATTTTGGTTAAATGAAATAATTATTTTTTAAAGGCTAACAAAGATACAAATCCCCATTTGGCATCAACAACTTCGATTTGAACAAATCCAGCTTGCTTCAAAGTTTCGATGTACCATTCAATAGGATGTATAAACATAACACCTTGTAATGAGTGTTCTTTAAGTTTTATATCTTCCCAACTAACGCCTTGGCTATGTTTCCATTGATAATATTTCTTTGATACGTAATCTGTGGTAATCATTTTATCGCTGATAAACACAAATCCGTTATCAATCGATGCGCCCATTTGATTAATAATATCTGTTTTGTTTTCGTTAAAATGCAACACCCAGTTAGCCATGATCGCTTTGAACTTTTGGGGAGGAAGGTTCGTTGAATATTTTGCAATATCAGTATCGCAAACATCAATCATATCCTGACTTGAATCCACACCTAGTAAATTTGTAAATCCTGCACTGGCTAATTGTTGTAAGGTGTAGCCTGTTGCACAACCAAAGTCTACTATAGGATCATCAGAATTGCAAAAATCAACACAGCAATCAATGGATTGACTTACAACAGTATCGTAGTTAGGTATATGCTGCCTAACATGATCATGGTAAATTACAGCAACTTGTTTGTCAAACTGCCAAGTCATGTGGTACCTCAAATACTATTCTCAATTCACCGTCATGTGCAGGTATATTTCTGAAAATGTCAAACTCACAATCAAGTGCAACGATAGTTAATGGTAGTTTTAAAATTATTTCTTTTGTTTTAGCAATAATGCTACCCGGATCATATGGGTTACAATTATTTTCTTCATACCATTCCCAATCAGTATATCGCAATAATCCCCAAGCAGCCAAACTAATATAGCCTCGGCCTCCTGGTTTAATAATTTTAGAAAAGTTCATAATTTGATCTGACATGTTTCTAAATGTGCAAGGTACACCATCTTTAAGTCCAACATCCATGTTAATGGTAAATGCGGCTTCCAGTTGACGATAATGACGATCAACCCAGGTGTCATCGTAACGAGCAATTTCATCAGCAAAATCACTATTACTATCAATTCCATGTATGTTGGGAATATAACGCCTCCATAAATTCCAACCACATCCAATATCATAAATTTTTGTAGGGTTAATTTCTTGTAAAAATTGCAAATAATAAAACGTTACAATAGAAACCATGGTCATGGGTTTTTTAACTACTAAGTCATTCCTGCCTAACAATTCTCTGCAAGTAGTACTAAATTTATTTTTCATAAAAATAATACTTGGCATATTGCTTGCCACACATGTTACAATGTCAAAATCTTTTTTGACTTGTTGGCCCATGTCTGTTTCTAGGAACTGGTTCTCAAACTGTTTGTAATTTATACTGTTTATCATTAAATTATCTTTAGTAATTTTACTATCTTTCTACTATAACTTATCTATTCATTTTGGTTAAACAGGATACATTTTTTACGACTTTTGCTCTACCAATTGAGCTACATTTGGCTGCTTTTTAGGCTTGACCAAAAGGTAGGACTCGAACCTACGACACAAAGTTTGGATGTAAAAATTGCTGTTAGTATCCCTAATTGGGGCGACACGGTTAAGTGAAGCTTCCACCAGCTAGTCAAATGGACTAGCACACGTTTGGTACCTGGTCACGGTTTCGAACCGCGGACCCTCTCCGTGTAAAGGAGACGCTCTACCCCTGAGCTAACCAGGCAAATTTAATTTACTTTGTTCAAGTAAACTAAAGGATTAACCTTGCCACTTTGTATTTCCAGCAGTGCTGAAACACAAGGGCTATGATATTCTTTTTCTGCTATGCTGTTACGCCTAATTTCTCTTGCCTTTACAGCCGCAATTAAAACTAGATTAAATCTATTTCCGCCTGCTTGTTCTACACAAGCTTCTGTGTCTAACTCTGGGCCACGACTAAGTGCTTTTACGGTCATTATTTTCTCTTTTTAAAAATTAATTATAACACATACTTAGCAATGTGTCAAATATATTGGTACCAGCGGAGGGAATCAAACCCTCTCAAGAACGCTAATCTGGCGCTAAAAGGTTTATAAAACCTCTCTGACTGTCAAGTCTCGCTGGCAATTTTGGAGCGGGGTAAGAGAATCGAACTCTCAGCATTAGCTTGGAAGGCTAAGGTATTACCACTATACGAACCCCGCATATCTTATTTGATGTCTTTACCTGCTAGATCAACTTTACCTGTTTCGTAAAGTTCTTTTCGCTGTGCAAATTCATCTTCTGTTAGTCCATGCCAGCCAATACATTTGCCAGTCGGACTTCGACCGCACCCGCATCGACCAATATCATCTACGTTTTCTTTTACTCTTACTTGCATATCGTCCTCTGGAATTAGTTTCTTCATATATGTCGGTACACGCTTGCCAAAAATACCTTCAAAATTAGCATCTGCTTGCGCCATTGAAATATTCGTTGGACGTTGTCTACTGCCTTTACCCATTTACTATCTCCTAACTAACTTGGTGGAGGTTAAGAGAATCGAACTCTTACGAAGACCTTGCAAAGGTCCCAGGCTACCATTACATCAAACCCCCAAATTAACTTGCTACTATATGCGGAATATATGGAACTGCTCTTGGACCACCATACAGTTGTTCAAAAAGTTTTTTAGCTTCTTGCGGTGTATCCGCATAGATTCTTTTCTTTTCTTCACCTTGTGGTGTTCTTACAGTTGCTTCATACATTGGCATAAAATTTCCTAATTGGTCGGAGTACAAAGATTCGAACTTTGGACCCCCGCGTCCCAAACGCGGTGCGCTAACCAGACTGCGCTACACTCCGAATAAACTTGGTGCCCACTGCCCGACTCGAACAGGCCACCTACTGATTACAAGTCAGTTGCTCTACCAGATGAGCTAAGTGGGCGATACATTACTTATAACATGGTTGCGGGACCAGGAATCGAACCTGGGACTGTAGCTTATGAGACTACTGTTTTACCGCTTCACTATCCCGCGATAACTTTATAGGTGCTCTCTGTTGGAATCGAACCAAACTGTTTAACTCCGTATCTTCCTGGCACTTTCGGTGTGTAGTCGACCTAGCACCTAACTCGTGTGATCCAGTGTAGTTAAACTTCAAAGAGCATTTATAAAGTGTCTAGCTACCTACACCACATAGGCCCTAGACTGAGCTGTTACTCTGTCCATAACATTTTCTTCTTCTGGAAAGGTTATCAATCCTTACCCTAGATAGTTTTCAGTATCCCTTAAATAGGGACTGTAAGGTCAGGTCCTAGTGTACCCCCTGGTCTATCGTTACAGGGACGCTATTTCGTTAACGTAGAAATAGTAAGACGAGTTTCTTGGCTCCCCAACGTGGGCTCGAACCACGGACCAATTGATTAACAGTCAACTACTCTACCACTGAGCTATTAGGGAATAAACTTTATTCTGCGCTTGGTGTTGCGCTGTTACTTGTTGTCGTATAATTTGCAGTACCACGTGGACCATTTGATGGCTTAGGTGACTTCATTACAATCTTACTGCATAGTTCAGCATCAATACATGCACGTTTCCATGCGCCACGTTGATGTGCATCTTTGAACTTGCCTGTTGCTAAACTTATTTTAAGAAGCGAACTCATTTTATAGTTGCTTGTTGGCTTTAACATATTTTTCCTTTTTTAAAATTGGCGGAATGACTGAGACTCGAACTCAGAAACCCTCTTTCGAGAGTCGACGGATTAGCAATCCGCTCCAATACCATTATGGGACCATTCCATTTAACACTTGGCGGAAACGGTGAGATTCGAACTCACGGTGCCTTTCGACACGGCAGTTTTCAAGACTGCTACAATAAACCGGACTCTGTCACATTTCCATAATTTGGTGGGCAAAGAGAGACTCGAACTCTCAATCCTTTCGGCGCTGGCTTCTAAGACCAGAGTGTATACCATTCCACCACTTGCCCAAATTCTTTCCATTGTTAAGTGCTATGTGCAAATTCTGAGATAGTCGCTAAACATACTCAATGCCGATGCAGTTATGTCAGGATCAGTCGCCGGCAGCTTTGACCCGGATAGTGTAAGCGTCCTTACACGATACCTTATAACACTTAACAATGGAGACGCTACGGGGAATCGAACCCCGCTTGCCAGGATGAAAACCTAGTGTCCTAACCGATAGACGATAGCGTCATTGTTTCTCTTAAATTTTTAATGAACAGTGTTAGTATTGCTACTAACTAAGTCTCTATTATATAGCGACTTGTGTCACTTGTCAAGTAAATTTTGGCTTAAAGCAAAATTAAAATTAAAAACAAGTAACAAAATTGATGAGCCATTTGGTCTAATCCCAAGTGACTCCAAAATGCCTTAGTGGTAATATCTCTATTGCCCCAATTCATTTTTGCCCAATCAATATGATAGTGTACAACACCATCTACCATTGCGGCAATAATTATCCATACTACATACAAATCACTAACATAGAAGCTGGCAATCAGCAATGCTATCAAAGTTCCTATGGCTTGCTCTAAGCTGTGACTAATGCCAATAGGATTCCCATAAATGGCTTTGCCTTTTACTTGAGCTTCTGTTTGTAAGACAAAGTCCACAATCCAATGTTTGATCTGTAACCAGGTTAAAATTATTAGTATTTCCATATGTATATTATATAACGTTCTGTATGTAATGTCAAGACATTTTTAAAATATTTTGGCCGGGCTTGTAGGAATCGAACCTACACCGTCGGTTTCGAAGACCGAAATGATATCCATTTCACTAAAGCCCGAATAGGTTTTCCGAGCGACCAACTATCTTTCTCAAGGACTCGCTGGCTTGTCTCGTATGAGAGAGTTTAGCTTGACCTTGTGTTGCTACTGGTGTGTCATGCTCAAGAATAGGGCACTAGCGCACAAGGGACTCAATCTCTACGTCTATCTCAGAAACTTTTTGGTCTCGCCACCAGGAATCGAACCTGGATCTACTCTTTAGGAGAGAGCCGTTCTATCCATTGAACTACAGCGAGATGGTGCTCCCAACTGGTAACGATCCAGTGTTTATACATTACCAATGTATTGTAATGCCTTTATACTATGAGAGCAGTATTAGAAAAGGACCACAGAGTTGCGGTTGGATGAGGCGACCAAAGTGTTATAGCACTCTCTCTATTTGTCTCGCCTAACATGGAGTTCTTTTGTCCTTAGTGTATTCGCTAATACCGTCAACACTTCATCCGGACAAAGTAAAAAGTCTATAACTCTAACCTAGTGTCGCTTCCGGCAAACACTATCGTCCCTTTCGGTTACTTTTAGAACCTTAGTCCTTTACTAATACTGCCGATATAATTGGTGCGGGTGGCCGGACTCGAACCGGCATGCCTTTCGACGAGAGATTTTAAGTCTCTTGTGTATACCATTTCACCACACCCGCATTGCTTAACAGTCCTTATTATATAACAATAAGCAGTCATTGCCTACATAATTTGGTTAACTAGTTAAAATAATTTTGGTGCAACCTGCAGGGATCGAACCTGCTTCAACGGTGCTTCAAACCGCCGCTATGACCACATCAGCTAAAGTTGCATTAATTTACCATATAGAAACACACTCCCGGAGACGAATTACCTCCCCGTACAAAGTATTATGGCTTCGAATGTGTTTTTATATGGTAG